CCCCTGCCAAGACATCAGCCTGGCAGGAAGCGGAGCCGGTCTGGCTGGGGAGAGGTCCGGCCTTTGGGGGGAAATGTACCGGGTCATTCGCGAGATTCGACCCCGATTCGTCGTTGTGGAAAACGTCCCAGCTCTTACTTCTCGGGGGCTCGGAACCGTACTTGGAGACTTGGCCTCTTGCGGGTACGATGCGGAATGGGATTGCATCAGCGCGGCATCCGTCGGGGCGTGCCATCGACGCGATAGGCTCTTTATCATTGCCTACAATACCGACGCCAACAGCGGGAGACGCGAAGAGCAGCGGGAGCCGGAACACGGCAAACAGCAAAGCCAACGCAGGAACGAGCCTGACGGACTGGGCAAAACAGGACGGCGGGAAGGGGCGCATGATGATGCCAACTCCGACAGCAGCAAAGGGCGGCAACGTATCCAGGGGAGGCAAGCGGAAGAACGAGAAACTTTTAACCGGTGCAGCGAGGGATCTAGCCGCAAAGATGCTGCCGACACCAACAGCGACACAGTACGGAAACAATCAAGGCGGAGCAGCCGGACGGGTAGGCCCAGTTCGTCACAGCCTCGGGAGCCTAGCAAAGAAAGGGATCTTGCCAACCCCCAGCGCGAGGGACTTCAAGAGCGGGAAGGGGCGCAAGGAGAATGGACATACGCCTCAATTGCCGGAGGTCATGGGGGGAATGCTGAACCCCGATTTTGTCCAGTCATACCTAATGGGTTTCCCGGACGGGTGGCTAGATTAAAAGCCCTTGGCAATGCCGTTGTGCCTGCGGTTGCTTATCAGGTTGGTAGAGCTCTGCTTCAGAGAATTAACGAGGCCAATTGTACTTGAACCATCTAGCGGCTCTTGCTTTTTCTGGTGAAGAACCGCGAGTATCGAAGTGAACAAAATTCTCATAAAGACCTAAGCCAAAACCAGTGCCTAACCTACGAGCTGCGTTCTCTAGCTCAATATATAATCTCAGCATATAGGCACCGTGACGCTTAGTCGCGGCTACATAAGTAACATCAGCGGCGTAGCAAGTACCATCTCGCGGAAGATGCCAGCTCCTTGACGCACCACCTACTGCCTCGTTGTGCTTCTCGCAGCGATAAGACGAGTTAATCCTTAACGGGCCAAGCTGTTTGCGAACGCTATCGAGAACCGTGACGAGCGACTGGGCGGGATTGGTTTTACTGCAACACGAGCAGGCAAACTCTGACGCCGAAAAGTATTGGCCAACCCTACCCATTACGCACGCCTAGACTTTTTAGCCTTCTTGGGTTTCTTGGTCGCAATAGCTTTCTTTTTAACTTTCTTTGCTGCTTTCTTTGCTTGAGCTTTTCCCTTTGTGGTGTACGGAAAAGATTGTCCCATTACTTTTGGCATTACGCTCTCCTTGTTCTTGGTTTTTTTGATTTAGCTTTTTTTGGCTTGGCTGTCTTTGCCGCTGCTTTAAACGCTGCGTTAGTGGGCGCACCCTTGGCCCCGACTTTCCGCATTGTCTCGCCTGAGCCTTTTCTTATTCGTTCTCTTTTTGCCTGAATATTCGCGTACAGCCCTTTTCGTTTCTTTGCCATTAGGCTCTCCTTGATTTTGCGCCAGAGCACTTCCAACGTTTACGAGATAGATTGTTTGCACTATTTGGGTCGTTTTGTTTTTTCTTAGATAATCGTTTCTTAATTCCTAGACTACGAGCACAGTAGCTATCGCCCTTAGACGTACCTGGCTTGACACGAGGACCGCCCTTTTTTGCGCTGCCTGACTGCCCGTAACAAGTTTTTTTTGTTCGACCCGTCTTAGGGTTTTTAAACGTTTTGCATTTGGCTTTACCCCTGGGTTTGGTCTTTTTTGCTTTTGCCATCACCACCTCATTTTCAGACCTGCCGCTGCGGTCCAGTCGCCGGAATTGGCGAACTCTCCAGAAGCAAACGCAAATACATCGTGTCCTAACTTGACATCCAAACTGCCAACAGCCCGGGCACCATCAGGCCCAACAGTAGCACCAAGCAGAAGGTCAACCGTGTCTTTCGGAAGCGCCGATGCTTTCGCCAAACCTCCCGCAACAGCACCGGCTACTCCTTTTTTGCTAGATGCCTAGCTGCTTCTACTTGAGCTGCACCAATGGCTTCTTTCCCTTTAACCATGCTGCGTCCCATGGTGTAGCTTGAGCCACATACTGCCGCTAGAATGCCACCAATAATCTGTGTCCACTGGTTGCCTTCAACAGATGCAAGAATGCATCCGCCAATCATGCCAACCAATGTGATAATCATTTCACTTGTTTTAATTCCTGGTTTCATTTCGACATCTCCCGTCTCATCTCTTCTCGTGTTTCCTGCCTAGTTAGAAAGATTCTAAACTCTTCTCGAAACTCACAAAGGTCACGATGCGTTTTAACTAACTTGTCGTTAATTTGAGTAATCTCTTCCTGAAGTTCACCCACTTTGTTTTCCAGAATCGTTATTCGAGAGTATGTTGACCCACCGTTATTTTTTTCTTTGTGCGTTTTAATAGCCGCTGCAACTCCCCAGATGGCAGCGATAAGACCTGCTGTTCCCCCCGACTGGATGAGTGCATCTTCCATCTCAGTCACCACCCTCAAGCTGCTCGATGCGAGCAGTAAGCTCCTGGACGGCTTTGATTAATGGAGCCACCAACAAAGAATATTGTATCCCCATCTTGCCGCTAGAGTTTTCCTTGATTCCGTTAAACTCTACACCCAGGGTCTCACAAGCTGCTTTGACTTCTTGAGCAATTAGCCCGTCTGAGCGGGTTGTGCTGTCAAATTCTTCTTTGATTGGCTGCCCCGTTTCAACGTCAAAAGTAGCAGTGGAAACTATAAATTCTTCCGTTCCTGTAACATTCCCATCTTCGTCAAGAATATCCCGCGTTTGAGTCTGGCCTTTTTTATACCGGTTGTCTCTAATTTCTTCCGGCCAATCGGCTGGATGAACCCTCGAAAAACTTACTGGACGAAGCGCATTGATAAATTCCAAGCCAAGGCTTAAGTCCTGTACGTTAGTTTTAACTCTTGCGTCCGACGTAGCGGTAAGAGCTACTTGGCCGTCAATATCACCGATAGAAGTGTTACCAAGTCTGACTTGATTTTGTGAGTCCGTGACCGCCCCATAACCAATAGCAATTTGGTTGTCCCCGTCAGCGTCGGTTGTATCTGCCGTTGACCCCAGAAATACGCACTGGTTTCCATCATCAAGTCCTAAACCAGACTGATACCCAATCGCGGTGTTATGTTCAGTCGTTGCAGTTAAGGCTGTTAAGGCTTGATATCCTACTACCGTAGCCTTGCTCGAAGAAGTTGCATCAAGTGCTTCTTTTCCAATTCCTACCGAATCAGAGCCAGTAAACGCGCTCATTGCATCTCTGCCGATTGCCACATTATTGGTCCCTGAGCAGGTTGCAGAAAATGCGCCTTTTCCGATGGCGGTATTGTGTGCCCCTGTCGCAGCGTCCCCGGTATTGTGGCCGATATAAACACAATCGTTGCCCGATTTTCTTCCGCTGTTTGTTCCGATTGCGACTGAGTTTTGAGTTGAAGCGGCATCATCGAGTGCGTAAGTACCGATAGCAACATTGCGCTGCGCGTTCGTCATGTCTAGACCAGAACCAAAGCCAATCACCACATTGTTGGCCGCGCTCGAAAGCGCCCAGCTACCGGAGCCTCTTTGCGCAATAATGGTGTTTAAAACACCGTCTTCTTCAATCGCATCAAGAAGACCCGCGTCCCCGATGGCAATGTTTCCCGATGAGCTAGTGACGCCAGACGATGAGCTTAGAGTCAAAACCCCGGTAGCGTTTACAGCCATGACCGATTTGCTGTCTCCCGTCTTTACTGCAAAGAGTTCGCCGCCGTCACGTTTGCAGGCTACGCCGGTTGAGCTAGTGTTGATGGCGTCTTCAAGAATTAGCTCGGTGTCGCTGTTAATTGTAGTGACCGTGGTAGTTACGGTTCCAACTTTAATCGCTGCACCGACGTGAAAGTCAGTAGTGAACGCAGTATTTACACCCGTCAGCGTAGTGCTTGATCCGCTAGTGCTTACCGATGCAGTGCCACCGTTATTGGTCAGTTCTGTACCTAGGTGGCCAACCGTCTCAACTTCGGCTGTTGCAGAGCAAGTGCCGAAACCAACATTGCCTGATCCGCTGGCAATGCATTGTCTGACCGCATTTCCCGCTTGAACCCTATAATCAACGTTGCTGTTCACTGTTGTGTTTGCGCCTGATGCTTCAATGGTAAGCACCCCGGCATCGCGCTGAAAAGATGCCTGAGCGGCCACACTGTCATTTCTCACATGCAGCGATTTAGGGCTTGTGATATCATCTATATCTGTTCCAATCATAACCGCTGTCGGACCTATGGCCATTCTTTCAGTGCCAGCAGTTTTAAAGGAAATGGTGTTAGCGGTTTTAAGGCGCATCTGAGTGTCAGTGTCGTCAATGAAGCCCATTTCGTTACAAATCTGAAGCTCTGGCAGAGAGCCGTCAATCTCGCGAATAATTAACCCAGCGTTTTTAATTTCGCCGCCATCACCCGCACCGACCCCCAGCTCTAGCTGCTCGGCGTTGTCGGTGGTCGTGATTTTCATAAACTGCTCGCCCGCAGTGTCCTGAATTACGAGAGCCGTAGCGTTGTTATCTGGGATAACTGTGGTGCCTGCGCTGATTTGCTGACCGTAATTAATAATTTTTGCATCTGCCATGACCTACTCCTACTTAGCTGTTGTTGCTTTGATGTGAAGGTCGCCAGCCATTGAGCCAGTGCCATCGTCATCGTAAGTGCATCGAACGTGTTCAAGCTTCATGTCAAAGTTGACAATCGTTAGCGTCTCGTCCGTTAAGTCAATCGTTTGGATTGTTGGGATGGCTACTTCAGTGCCACTCTCGTCAGTAAAAATAGACTTAAGCCGAATGCGAATATTGGCCGAACTATTGTCAGCGTAAAATTCCCATGTTTGCCGACCGTGCTCTTGGACCTTTAAATCCATAGCGGTGGCTTCCGTGGTGCCGGATAGTCCGGTAAATACTTTGGTAATAGTTCTCATATCAATCTCCTCAAGGCCATATCTTCAGCCTAAGTGGTTATGTCATCGCAGTCTGTAGTGGTAGTGTCGCTCGATTTGCTTGGTTTTGTAAACCCTCTAGACGCTTTCTTGGGGCAGGCGCTTGAGGCTCTGCTTTGTAGACGCCCTGGGTAACTGCAAGCTGGCCAGTCATCATTCCCGGCGCCACGTCAGCAGGCAAAAACTTATGCATGGTTCTCTTATAGGCGTCACTTAAAACTTCACCGTCTGCTACGCGGTCAGAAGCTTTTTCCATTATGTACACAGCCATTCTTTCGTACAATGAGGAGTGCGCTACTTTTAAATAATCGATTTCAGCATAAGAAATAGTGTTGTTCTGGAGGTTTTCGCAAATACGACGAACAGGGTCTTCAGCTACAGCGCAAATTTCTGCAAACTTTCTTATTTCAGAGTCGGGCGCTTTTTGTCGCCGCTGAAATAACTGAGTAGGATTAACTGCCGCCACTTTTGGCGCGTGCTCTTTAATGTACTGAACTTGCCCTGATACCTGCCGTACAACTTCCTGGCCAAGCTCTTTACGCTCACCAAACGGTTCTGCAATTTCCTCAAAAACCTTTGCCTGAAGCGCGGGGTTTGTTGTTAACTGGTTCAAACGGTCAACTACTACCTCATACTCCTCTTGGCGCTCGGCGGCAGTCTCAGCGTCAACCAGGGCTCCTATTGGCGCAAGAAAACTAGGCAGTACATTTGACTGAGTTGTTTTGCGAGGCCGCGCTTTGTTGAACATAACATCGATAACGTGGTCCAGGTTTTCAACAAGCGCTTTCTCTGTCCCGTCAATGAGGTCCCATATAGCAACGTTAGCACGAGCAAAAGTAGTTGGCTTACTCATTGCGGCAATTGTTGCTGCTGCCATACCACCGCCTAAACCAAATGGAACCGAACCCACAGCCCCTGCAAGCATTGCAGCTCCAACGCCATCATACCCGGCACCAATGCCACGCAAGGTTTCTTTAGCCGCAAGCTCTCTCTGCATAAGCGCAAGCAATTGCTCGTTTACGTCTTTATCTGTAATCTTATCTGCTGCCCTGAGCTCTGCTCTTCTTTTTGTTATCTCTTCTTGTATTTCGGCGGCCCGAACCTTTAACGCTTCTGACTCGTCTGTTATCTCGCCTTTTTTAACAGCCTTCTTTGTCTTGTAGACATTGCGGGCATTCTTAACTTTTGCACGAGCAACCTCTTGCCTTGCTCTGATTGAAAGCATTTCGGTTTCAAGCTCAAGAATAGTCTCCTGGTGCCTAGCCTTAAGCCGCGCAACCTCTTCCTTGCGAAATTGCTCTTTGATTTTTAGCGTAGACTTTTCGCTAAGCATGGCTTTCTTTAAATCTGAAAGGCCACTGGTTTCTTTAGACAGCTCATCACGAACGCTTTTCTTAATTGTTGCCTCGATTGCCGCTGACTGGTTATCAATGCTTCGCATTTTAGCCTGAACAGTTTTTATCTTTGCATCAATTTCGTTTAGCTTTTTAGTCTTCTCGCCCTTAGACGCCAGCTTTTGTTTTGCTTTTTCTTGCTTTAAAGAGTCAAGTTGGCGAGCAATTGGAAGTCTTGACTTTGCCAGGTCATCAAGCTGTTTGAGCTGCCCTGTTTTAAGCCAACCGCTATGGGCTTTTTTGTTTGCAAGAATCTGCTTTGTTTCTGCCGCAAATCTTTTTGACTCGGCAAGCGTGTCGCCACCAATGCGTGAACGCTCTCTTGTAAGCGCTCCCAGCTTTTGGCCTAATTCATCAATTTCCTGGGCTCTTCGCGTATAGTTGCTAAGTTTTTGTTGGGCAAAATCAGGCAGCTCTTTAACTTGTATTTTTCTGCCGGTAACCATTCGATAAGCTTCAAGCGAGTTTCTCGCTAGTGTCGCTTGATTAAATGATTCCTCTAGCCCTTTTGCTCCATTACGAAACTGGCCCAGCACTGCATCAAACTCTTCGCCCTTGCCTTTAAAGTACCGCTCAAAAACGTCTGCTAGGTTTTCAGCTTGCTTTCGATAAAGGTCAAACCCTTTGCGTAAATTAGTTACACTGGCAGAGCGCACCATGTTGTGTACTGCCGCTATACGCGCCTCTCGATTATTTGCAAAAGGTGTAATACTTCCAGCCCTACTGGAGAGTTCAGGTTTAAAAGCTTTGGCCGTAAGCCCTGTTTGAATTGCATCCCTTGCTCGGATGTAGTGGCTAATGGCCTGATTAACATCCTTGTACATATCCACAGCAGCTTTGCCGAAATACTTTTCATTAGTCAGGATAGAGTTAAAGCCATCTGTGATTGTTCTTACGTCGGATATCCCCCGAAAAGCAGCAGAATCTTTAACGGGCTTTGAATAAAGAACCTCTTGGATTTGTCGCTTTGCATCATCAAGCTCTTTAAACATCACATCAACAGGCAGGTTGCCATCTAGCGCGTCAGTTAATCTTTCTGATACTTCGTTTAGTCGAGTACCTAATGCAGAGGATAAATCCTTATCAATGTCATCGCGTATGCCCTCAAGAGTGTCCTCTATCTTAGACCAGTAGTTACGCGCTTCGTCCCGCATCTCCCTTGCTACTGCCGGGGCAGGCTCAACTAGCTTTGGCAATAGTTCATCAAAAAACCCGGCCTTAACCTTATCGGCTCCTGGCTCTCCGCCTCTTCGCTGCATAAAAACACTTAATTGCTCGGCAGACTCGAGAAGGGCGTTTGTGTCAATAACAGCACGATCACCTATGCGGCTCATGTAGCCTTCAGCATCAGCGATAAGCTTACCCATCTCATCTTTTTGCTCGCCTTGAAGACCCTTCATTGCTTCGCGGGTGGCGTTGATTCGGTCGGTAACGTCTATCTTGTGGAGCTGGTCGGCAATAACTTTTTCTTGAATCTCAGAAAACATCACAGAGCGACGCGCTTCGTCGTCGGCCTGGCGAAACAAGTATTCAGCGTTGTCGATTGCAAACTCACGCTTCTTTGCCGCGCTTAGCTTGTCAAGATTAAACAAGTCCTCCGTAAGCATGCCCTGTTCTCGGAGCTGCTTAAGACCCAACTCAATTTCAGAATCGTCAAACCTCTCAACAAAGTCACGACGCTCTTTGCGGAGATCATCAATCTCAAGAAGGTTTTCCTCTTTGTGTCGTCTTAACTGAGAACGAAGAGAGTCAATGCTATCGGCGCCACGGTTCTTAATGCCCAGCATTCGCTCACGAATATCAATGGCACGAGTGTTTAGCGCATCAAGCTGGCTAAGCTCTGAGGCTTTTTCGGCGTTGTGCTTCTGAAGCATCTCAAAGTTGTCGTTAATAAACTGGCGCTTTTCTTCAATGGTAAGTTCTTTTACTGCGTTTTTGTCGGCATTTAATTCATCAAGCTTACCGTTTATCTCCATGTCTTGGATGATTAGCTCTACATCGTCATCCCTAAGCTCTCGAACAAATGCTTGTCGCTTTTTCGCAAGAACGGTCTTTTCTTCCGCCAAGCTAAGGGAGGCCATGTCGATATCGTTATCAAGATTAATCTGTTCGTCTATTTTGTTTACGCGGTTTCTTACTTTTTGAACACTTAAGGCATAGCGCTCGGCCTTAATGTCTTCAAGCGCCTGCTTTGCCGCGTCTACGTCGTTTAAGATAACCCGCTTTTCATCTAGGCCGCTTTTTCCAGGACGGATTAACTTGCGAACAACGTCTACAGGTTCACCGGTCATAGTGGACACAGCTTGAGCAAGCATATCAGAGGCGCCGTTTACCATTGGCATATCTAGCGTCTTCTCGAACATGCTCTTGATAGACGTGGCTGTTTTCTTTGTACCGGCAACACCAAGGACCGCACCTGAGCCAAGGGCACCGCCAAGGGCACCGCCAAGCAAAGCACTTAAGCCTACATTGGCAATAATATCGCTTGCAGCTTTAGGCTTATCGGAAGTTATAAGCTCGCTAAGCTCCATACCCGATTCATAGATGCCTGAGTCTACAGCACCAGCGACCATGAGAGAGACGCCGGTTTGCCCTACTTTTCTAGCAAGCGAGTCAGCCGCAATCTTTTTAAAAGTAGCTTCTCCTGCTTTTTCACCCAGCCGCGTAGAAAGCATTGCGGAACGACCAGCAGGGGTCAGCCTGGCGGCAGTGCCTAGCGCTCCTCCACCAGCAGTAAAAAACGCGGGCAAAATAGCTCCGCCAATTTCACCGGTTAAACTTAAGCCGCCAAATTCCTCTTGGTAGGTCTGAAGAATTTTTGGGTCAACAACAGTTGAAAGCATTGCGTCAGAAATGCCAAACGTAACGCCACGACCAAGACCAGCACCAAACGCCAGCATTGCGTTGCCTAGGCCGGACCCATATTCTTGCTTAAAGGCCCTATTGGTTGCTGCCTCTTTGGACTCAAACTGCGCCCCCATTTTAAAGGCTTCAAAAGCATCTGACCCGTGAATTTTATAAGGCTGGCCGTTAGGCAAAACAATATTTACCTCTGCATCTTTAGCAAACCCATACGCTCCAGACGCAACCGCGTCCTTAACCTTTTCATCTTCAATGGTTTCATACGCATTGGATTCGTAATTATACAGTCTAGCCATAGCCCTTACTGCCCCTGACCCTTATACCGTTCCATTCGGCTCATAATTTCCTTAGACAGTTCAGCGCTTGCTGTAGCGTTGGATTCTCCAAAAGCACGCTTCCCGGCCCGAATAACTGTTTGCAGCTCAGAGTCACTTAAAGACCCTTTTCGGTACTCTGCTGCTGCTTGACCCAGTGCGCTTAGCTGCTGCAACTTAAATTCAATCATGCTGTTTGAATCTGTAGGAAGAGGAACACGCTCAAGATAAAACTTTAAATCGTGGTCAGAAATTTTACCGCCTTCTTTAATCTCTGAAAACGTTTTAGATAGGTTTGCAGCAAGTTCGTAAAACTCAGCGGAGTCTGTTCCCATCATGCGGCCAATGTCTTGAGGAAGCATACCTGTAGTTTGTCGCCACATAGGGCTATCTTTTAAGCCTCGTCCCTGAAATTTTCCTCTTCCGTAATAATAATCCTCCACAGCCTTTAACTGAGGCAAGAACTGCGACTCAAACTGAGAGAAAAACTCTTTATCTTTTTCGGATAGCTTTGGAACCTTAACCGTTCTCGCTCTTAGCTGAGCAGCAGCAGTTCTTGCTGCGAACTCCTTGTCGGCCAAAGAAAGCTCAGTTGCTAACCGTGATTTTTCTATGTTGGCAACAACCTTGGCAAGTCCCGTCTTGGACAAGTCAACCTTGTACTTATCAGCAACTTCGCCAAGCTTCATTTCAACAAGAGTATAAGCTTGCTGGCGAGCCAAGAGCTCAGCCTTTTCCTCGTCGCCGTGGCGGTCAAGAAGTCGACTATAAGCATTTTCTTGCAATCGAATACCAAACTTTTTATTTGCAAGCTGGGCTTTCTGAGCATCAATGTCTCGATTAATAGCGCCTTCAATTATCTTTGAGGCAACATCAGAGCCAGCAAAAGCCCCAAGTCCCTGAGCAAGAGCAGATAAAAGACGCTTCCCTAAAGAATCAAAAATCCTGTTAGGGTTAATCTTAAACTCAGACACCTCGTTAATTGCTTCATCAATGTCAGCAGAAGCTTTTTCTTTTGCTTCTTTTCTTAGTTTATCCGCAGCTTGCTTTTGCTGCATAAGGTCACGGACTTCGTTACGATAGTCTCGTTTTGCCCTGGACTCTTCTTCGGCCATCTGAGCACGAACGCGGTAATCATAAAGAGCCGCATCTTTTTCAAGCCCAGCAATCTCGGCAGACTCCCCCTGAATGCGGTCCAAGTCGCCAAGGTAACCTCTTGCAAGAGCTGTTTCTTCGGCTATGCCCCGGCGCATTCGGTCTTGTTCGTTTTTAAGGCGTTGTCTTTCTAGTTCACCGCCTGCGGCATCTGCCAGTGGTCTTTCAACGGGTGCAGATTTTGACTCAAGAATTCTTTGGTCAACGTACTCGGACCAGCGAGACTCTGGAATACCCAGACGAAAAGCCTCTAGTTCAAACTTATCGCGAAGACCTTGATCGGCAGCGGCTTGCTGCTCTCTGGCAAACTCAGTTTCCGTGCTAAGCGCTGCTGCACGGTCGCCTTTTGTAGCTCTTAAATAATCTAATTTCGCCGCATCAGAAAGCCCTGGATTTGCCGCAAGGTATTCTTCTGGGCGATATCGGTAACGCTCCATATTTTCTCGGCGCTTAGCCGATTCAGCAGCAAACGCTGCGTCTCGCTCTGCTTGCCTTGGGTCTGCCCCCCGCCGCTCTGCTTGCTGGCGAGCTACTTCAGCCTCATAAACGTCTGAAGGCGGAAACATCGAATCTGACATCACTTACCTCTTTTCTTGCCTTCAATTTTTGCTAGGCGCTCGCTTAAGGTTTCGTTTTCTTTTTTAAGCATAGCCATTCCAGCCATCATTTTCTTCAAGGCAGCACCGCTATCAATCGTTTTTAAACCCGCCGGTCCTTGGCGAATCATTTCTTTGCCAGCTTCAGACTTTTCGAGGTCTTGAGCAAGTATCCCAGTCTCGTTTTTACCAGCCATATCGTAATTGACTGGCTTCATCTTAGAAAGCATCTCAGAGATAGCCTTCTCGCCCTTCTTTGGCGATTTCTTGGACTTTACCCGCTCATCCGATATGAATGCTGCGGCAATAGCTGCAAGCCCACCAAGGGCGCTCTGAGCCATTCCCCAGCCTCGTCCTGCACTGGCAGCCTGCTGCTGCATTTGAAGTTGCCGTTCACCAGAAAGACGAGCAAGAATCTGACCACGTAAGCTGTCAGCCGCTTGTTGTTTTTCCATCTCCTGAAGCCCCGCCATTGCCTCGTTCCCAAGTGCAGTAACTTGCTCCCCTCGCTCTCGGCCAGCCCTCAAAGCCCCTGCTGCGTCTCTTGCTCCAAGAGCACGAGCAATCCCCATCTGACCACCACTTAACTGTGCCAGGTTGCGCCGCATTTGCTGTTGAGCAAGAGTATCGACATTGCCTGAAGCTCTTGCTTGCAAGCCAGCCAAGTATTCACGCTCAAAAGGCGACATTTGGCCAAGCTCGTTTGCACCAAACTTTTCACCCATAAGATAAAAATCACCAGCACCCTCGCCGCCTCTGACACCTATAAACCTCCCGTGGTCTTCACCGCCCATCTGATAGACAGCTTCGCGCCCTTCGGGGTCATCTGGAATATTGTAAACTCCAGTGCTTCGGTCACGTTCGCCGTATGTTGTCTGACCGGAATACGGTCTTGTGTATTCATCATCAGCCACGTTAACCCCCCATCAACGAAATTAAAGCGTTCTTCTCGTCATCATCCATATTATCAATAATCTTTTTTACTGACTCAGGCATTTCAACATCTGATTTCCCTTCACCGACAGGCTCAGGAACTTTTCCTTTTGTTATTACGTTAAAGCCTTCGTTTCCGCCGTACATTAACGAGTCATCAAAAAGAGCGTCTTTGGATTCTTGGCGTTTTTGTTGCTCTGCTTTTGTTGCTTTTCCGTACATCAACGAATCATCAGGAAGATTGCTTGTTTGGTTCATCTCCTGAATAACATTGCGGCCTTCCATTCCGCCATACATTAAACTGTCCTGCCCAATCTGCGGATAAAAAATTCGGTCTTTATCGGCGGCTACGTCTGCCTGGCGTTGAATCTCTTGCTCGCTAATTGGGCTTGCCATCAAGCCACCTTGACCCGTCAAAGGATTGCTTTCCCCTGTCCCGCCGTACATAAGGGAGTCTGCGGCTACTTCGCTTTTTGGAGCCGCTGGCTTGCTTTCTTTTGCCGCTGCTTTTGGTTTTTCTTCGGTAGTTTCCATTGTAGAAAGATAATCGGCGCCTGACCTTGCCAAAAAATCAATTGATTTCAGCGTAAGGTCTTCAAGAAACCGGTCTTGCATTTTGCTCATGTTTATATTGTGCGACCCCTCTTGCATTCTAGCATCCAGATAAGCACGACCTATCTGGTCATCGGCTCTTGCTGCCCTTGCTACCTGCTGAGCTGTTCCTGCACCAATAACCCCGCTGGCCATTTCATCAACAAGATGCCCCAAGAGCATTTCTTGTCTTTTTGACTGAGTAAACGCTTTACGAAGAAGGCCGCTGACCTCGGGCCTTGAGGTTGTTTCGCCTGTGAGCTCTGTTTGTCCTCTAAGGTCTAGCGGTGGAAGAGTCTTGTTGTAACTCCCCAATGCCGAAGCAATCCCGCCGCCCATAATTCCTGCTGCTGCCCCGCCAAGAACACCGGCAAGCGCTCCTGCGTATGGATTATCCGATGCCATTAACTAGCCTCCACTGTTTGAGCTGCTGGGAGCTTAAACGCTCCAGGACGCAGGCCAATCTCAAGGGCTAACCCGTCAAGAACAACTGCCGCCCCTGTAGCCGATGTCCCTCCTGCCGTTATCTTTAGCTTTACCGCTCTGCACTTTTGGTTCTTCATGTGCCCACGGTAATGATACGGATTGGTTTCTGCTGATATTGACGACGTATGCGAGACTGGCGTAGCGTCATCGTAATCAGTAAAAACATCAACCGTTAAATCATGCGGCGTAATGTAATCACCAAGCACCATAAACCGATAAACCCGCTGCATGTTTTGCAATCCCGCCACAGAGATGTAACCGGTCTGCAAGACCATGTCATAATTAACTGCTGACCCCGTTGTGTAATCGACGTATTGCTTAGGGTCCATCCTGTGAAGATTGCCATCAGCATTAAGCATGTACAAAGAGTTGTTTCGCAGAAAACCAGAAACACCGTAGCTGCTGCCTGAGTACCCCACGGTAAACTCTGACCATTGCCGTGCAATCGTATTGAAAACAAGTATCGAGTTGCTTGACCCTGAAGCAGTATTTTCAACGAAGAAGTAAATTTCGTTTTGGTCCTCATCTACAGCAATTGAAAAAATATCTTTTACTGTAAGGTCAGTTGCTACCTGTTTTATAGATATGCTGCTTTCGATATTTGCCCCAATATAATCGGGTTGCAGATTAGGAAGAATGTTGAAAATACCACGACGTGTCTGAATCAGTGTCCCGCCAGAATGGTAAGCGTGGTCTGCACCTGGCAAAGCACCAACTCCAGGGGCAAACATTCTTGGCTGAGTAAAAGACCCAACCCCCGCATTGTCTGGGCCTTCACCTGTGACGTAGTATCCGTCATCCTCTGTAAAAATTAGCAAAGCTTCACGGGCAGACTCTATTGCAGCAATTTCAATATTTTCGCTGCTTACTCTAAGCTCAAAGCCATCAGTAAAGTTGACCCCATCAAGACCGCTCATGTGCTTAGAAAATTTAACTGCGTTATTGCTTGTCGTAATAAACGCACGTTCCTTGTGGTACGCGGCATCTTTGCACGAGCCTATAAATGCATTAGAAGGGACGCCTGCCTGAGTGTACAGAAGTTCATTATCCACTAACTCAGCGTCAGTGATTCCGCCATAATCTGACCAAGTGACAAGAACGTCGTCTTCTTTGTCTGAAAGGTTTTCCGCGCCAACCCTATGATAAACTGAACCACCCGCAGTTGTTCGGTAAATAACGGCACGAACACCGTTAAAGGAATCATTGTATAAACCAAGTCGTTTCCTGGTTAACTGAAGCGCGTAAATATCAATATCGTTTCTTCCAATGCTGCCTGCGTAAGTGACGCTCATTGACTGGGATGGTGCTGACCGGTGAACGTTACCCATTGCGTCGTACCACTCATAAACCACCCGGTAGAGATAAGTGCCTGTTGGTATTACGCCCCCAGAAGTTCCGGTAACCCTAGCAAAAGGAAAAACAAGAAAGTTGTTTTCAGTGAGGGAAACGCCGTCATAATGATAAAGCATTCCCCCGGTTAAAAGTAGGCCGTTTGGGGTTTTTACGGATTTATGCTTTCTAGATGGAGCAAGATTTATAGAAACAACTGCTGGAGAATGCGCTTCGTCTTCAAAGGTGTCTGTCGCCGCTCCCGTAGTGTACTCTACCAAGTTGGTAAAACGGTTTGACCCAAAACGATACAGACCGGTAGAAATTAATCCTACTCGAGAAACACTTGTAAAAAGTCGAATATTGTTTTCGAGTGACGCAGCCGTGTCTGATGTAAAGTTCGTAGGGTTGTTGCCGGTTCCTATTGCTCCAACAATTTCCCATGTTCTAACAGTGTTTGTAATGGGCGGCGACTGCATTAAGGCCATGTTCCCACTTAAAGAGCCTCGAATGCCATTTGTGTGGGACAAGACAAAGTAAGTGTCTGTACCGTCATTAAACAAGTCGCTTATAATGCTAGAATTGTACGCAATTGTTTTGGAGTTTGACCAAGACGTTTGAGCACCGCCTGTTCGCGACATTTCAAAATAATATATTGCGTGAGTATCGGGCCGACCTGTTGACTTAGAACCAACACTTGTATCTGTCACAATCTCAGCAATAACCCTAAGCTGGCTGCTATTTTCAGCGTAAGCCGAAGCTCTCAACAAAAAACCTTCATTGGTTGCCTGCATTGTAGCGTTTTGGCTCCCAAGGTCATGGTCGAGCAAAGCAAACTTTTGCTTTATTTTTGAGCCAGAAGAGGCGTAATTTGTTACCGCATAAAATATCTGACCATTTGCAGGCGTTGCGTCATTAATAGCTTTCAAAGAAAACCCTGGCGTTACTGCATCGTCAGTTGCCATAACCGGCAAGGCTTCAGCATTGCCTGATGAGCCTACCCCGCTATTTCCTACATCAAAGCTTGTTGTGGCGCCGAAAGACGTTAGCGTTGTTCCAGAGGTGCATTTAAAATATTCAAAACGAAGACCGCCGTTTACCGCTGTTTCGTCTCTGCCTCGGCTAAACGTTAATGTGGTGTTAGTGTTTGTAGCGGTTGCGTTAGCCGACAAAACAAACGTATCGGTGTCTGTTATTGCTGCCACAGTAGCCCCTGCTGGAATACCGGTGCCGCTCACTCCGTCGCCCACCATTAACCCCAGCGTTGAATCCATATCAACATTTCTGCTCCCGCTCGTGGTGTCACAAGTGGCATCGGTAAACGTGTGGACATCAAGATTTGAGCTAAACAGACTGCCTGCAATTATGGCTGATGTAACACTTTCTGCCGCAACCGTGGCATTGCCTGCTGAAGTTGCAACATCTGCTGAAAACATTGGCCTATGGTACGACGCTGTAAAAGAACCAAGATCGGCAGCAGCTTGAAACTGGTTTCCGGCAGTGTCGAAAGTGTGCCCTGCGCTCGTGGCGCTTGTAAGGTCGATACCTGAGTACCTTACCTTTGTTGCGCCAGTTCCTTGCTGGGGTTCCATGTACAAAATAAACGCCTTAGTTCCTAAAACGCATACATGAGGATCAGGGACACGATAAAGCCTGTTTGTTTGAGTGCTGGCTGTTTCTATCGTTATGTTTGTAATTGCTTGCTCGTAAATAAGCGCTTCAGTGGTGGCGTCTCTTACTTCGGCAATAATGGTGTAATTGGTCGAGCTTCCAAAAGCCCATCGAACATAGGTGCAAACCATGAAGGTAGGCACAGAGCCGGAGTAGACGTAACCAACCTGTACTGGACTGGTTTTGTAGTTGTCGTTTCTGAATAAAAACTTATTCTCGACCTCGCAAGGAACAAGGGCACCCTTGTCGATGTAGCGGTCACTTAAGTTAGAGCTCGAACGCCCAAACAATCGACGCTTGCTGCCTATAAGAACTTCACCGTTATATTCTGTTCCATAGTTAGCATCCGATAAGCTTGCCCCTAAGCTATCGTTACTGTAGGCCACAGTGTTGACTTCTCGAACAAATCCGCCTCGTTTTGAGACTTTCCCTACTTTGTCAAAAACAACGTTCTTAGCCTCTGTAAGCTCACCTACAGGCAAAACCTTGTCTGATACTTTGTCGTTCAGACCCTTCCCGAAAGGAAACGTGAGTGTTTGCTTCTTAAGAACCATTAAAACACCCACAAACTGGCTGTAACATCGCCGTCCGATTTTAAGACAATAAACTTTTCTTTGTCGGCATCCACGGTGTCATCAACATAAACATGCTTATCGGAATTTTTCTTGGTGACAAGAAATCCGCGATAGGCGCGGCCAAGGTTATGCAAAAATCGTTGCGTAGTCGTTGTCACTGCTAGGTCAGAAACAAGCTTGCCGTTAAGGATTTCGACATTGCGAATACTTCTCAAGGCTTCTCTATCGGCGCCTCGACTTAGTTCCGACTCACTTGATTCGGCTGGAAAGCTGGATTGTTCTGAAAGGCGAGTTGCCATAGTTCACCTCAATAATGAAAATCCATTCCGGCGCCACGACCAACGTCTATATCCGTAATAGCGTAGGAATCGCCAGCGTTCCGCTTGCCTGCTGAAGATTCAATTCTCGCTCGAATCTCAGCTTTTCTTGCCATGTGGATACGTGTATCGCTTTCTTCTTTCATTAAGCAAGCAATGGTAGCCGTAACGCAGACATAATCTTCGTATCCAGGAATAATCGATTTAATTTCTTTATTGCTAAAATCAGGACCAGAAAACTGGGTGGCCACTGGGACATAATAAAGCAATGCCGTACCGCTGCTACTTGTCGGAATAAACTTAATGCTATCACCCTGAATGTGGTACTGAGTGTGAGCATACAAACGGTCACCAGAATAAGCCGTGGTATTGTGCCGGTTTCTTTCCTGAAACGAGTAGTTTGCAATGCTGTAAGTGTTTCCGCCAACATCAAGGTCTACGCCTAAAGCCTTGTAGAAGTCGCCTGGAAGGTCAAAAGTATCACCAGTTGAAAGGTCCATTGAGGTCGAGGTTTTTAAATAATAGTCCTCGTATTTCTCAACAACGATATCGTGCAGCTCTGCAATTGCTGCATTGATATAATCTCGCAGCTCAGCGTCAGTGATAAAGGTGGAATTTTCCATATCCGCCATTCGGCGGGTACGGGTTCTTAGGGTTTCTTCTGTAAAAGATGCCACAGCTAATCCCCCCTAAAAAGAAGGGGGCCGAAGCCCCCCTCCAACTTAAGACTTGGACCTAGAAGAGTAGATGTCAAAAAACTCACTAAGCGCCTGGCCTAGTGCGTTTGCGTCATCACCCTTAAAAGCCGCATGTACTTTTTGGGAGGCCTCACTCATGGCAAACGATGGAGCAGACTTCTCTTCTTCACCGCTTGCCTCTTCAGGCTCCCCAAACTTTTTTCTCGCCTTTTCCAAGACAAGAACTGATAATCCGTCAGGCTTCATATCAAGTTACACTGCTGTTTTTCAGGAATGCAATAAATTGAACTTCCTGGTCGCTGTCACTGTCGCCAGTAACATCGTTATCAGAGTGGTTATTACAGACAAACGACAATGTTTTTGCACCGTTTACATCGTGCGCTGTGCATTCGATGTATCGCTCAGGACCGCCGGTCCCAACGACATTTGCAGCACAGTACAAAAGGTCACTGTATTTATCATCAAGTGTAACTGTAAAAACACCAGAGCTCATGTTGGAGCATGTGAAGCCAATGCCTTCAGATACCCCTGTCATCGTACCATTGGTAAACGCAACGCGACCACCAATAATGACGACAGCACGCTCTAGCGCTTTTACTGCTTTAAAATCTCTACTCGCCATAACTCAATCTCCTCTCTGAGTCTGAATTATGCCAATGCTACGCGGCAGTTATAACCAGGGGCGTTACAAGATACGTTCCCGTAAAAACCAACACGTACCTCGTACGCATCCGCATTATACACGCGGAGCATCTGACCGGCATCATCAGCATTAAGGATTTGAGGAGCCGCACCAAGTGAGTTGAGGCACCAAGTATCCAGTTGAAGCATCCATGCAACGTTAGGCTGGCAGTTGTGGTCAGGAATAACTTTCATTCGACCGCGAGGACCGTTAACCACAAGAGCATCAAAGCCAATATCAGCATCGTTAGATGATACTTTGTCATACTGCACCTTAGACCCGAGGGCTTTTTCAAGGTTTGAGTAAGACGCAAAGTCCATAAAGATGTGATCAGGGGCGCCGCCTTCACGAGCAATCTCTGAGGCACCACCGATAAGGGCTTCTTCAATTGGAAGAGCTGAACCGTCAAAACGCACACCACCCAATCGAGTTGTGTCCGATGTACGGTCAACACCGAAGTGCAATGTTGCTGAAGGGTCAGAAGAAGGAACCCAGGAATCAAGGCCCTTCATCTTAGCGTCTTTGTCGCCAAACTGCACCAAGTGGTCACCCACGGCAATGTCAGCATGGGTTGTTGCGCTAAACGTAATGAATGGCTGTGTACCGCCTCGGCTTACTTTTGCAATAGTGGCAGTTGTACTGCCGCGAGCACTGCCGGTAGGAGCGCCACCGGAGTTTGCATAAAACTCAATCTTCATCCCAACTTCAAAGTTGGTAATATCAGCAGCGTTTGCCAAGTAAATGGTGGTCAAAGAACCATCAGGGTCACCGCCAGCCGCGTCATCACCAGCAACTGTACCGATAGAACCAGTACCATCGCGATACATTGCTACAGCAAGTGAACGCTTAAGGCTGTGAATAGCGCCGTCAATTTCCATTGTGGCGTAGCGAACAAATGCATCAGTGCTTGAAGCACTTGCACGAATAGCCTCGTGTGAAATCTGAGCGAAGGAATAGTCCTTTGCACGAGTCAGTAAAAACTGACGAATTTCAGATGTAGATGCGTTGCCTTGGCCGGATGTAAAATCCGCGCTTCGTCGTTGCGGCCCGGTGAGGATGATTGGAATCGGCATATTTTCGCCGCCAAACTTCTCATACTTAGGCATTAGCGCCAGCAAAGGATTGTTTTTGTAGCTCATCTCTTTGATGCGCTGCGGCTTATAGTGCTCTTTTAGGGCACCGTCGATATTATAAATAGTATGTGACGTAGTGGCTGTTGTCCCACTGCTTAATTCTAATGCTGCCATCGTAATTTACCTTATCTTGCTGCGTCTAACATACGCGCAATGCGGTCCAGGGACTGTTCACGAGAAAGCATACCTGTTTCTTTCTCACTTGTTCCTGAAACAAGTTGATTTGTCAGTGTCTTCGGTTTTTGTTGAGCTTTTCTTGCTGGCTCAACTTCCCCTGCGTCATCAACCGGCGTATCCTGCGACTCCGATGTTAGCTCTTTAAGCCCATACTTCTTCTGCAACTTTTCGGCCTTGAGATAACCCTCCAGCGACTCCTCAAGACTTTCTTCTACTAAATTCGCAGCTTGAGTGGCAGTGATTTGCTGCCCCTGCTTCTGGTAAAATTCCCGCATTAACTGGGGAACCATCCATTGCATGCCTCCGGCACGAATTAATTCGTAGCTGGAATCATTGTCCACAAATTCCGTCACTTGGTCAACAAATGACTTCCATTCTGTTTCTTCTTTTTTTGCTTCGCGCTGCGTCATTTCTTCTTCGCGCTGCTTTAGCAAGTCGGCATTTTGTTTTTCAAGAGCTTCAATCCGCCTAGAAAGCTTTGTTTCTACCGGAAGGTCACCATTTAGGTCTTGGTGTAAAAGCTCTTCCATCGTAAGCCCTGATTCTTGCAAAAACTTAACTGGGTCAGTCTTTGCTAGGCCACGCGCTGCTTTAATCTGTTCAATTTCTTGCCTTAGTTGCTCGTTTTCTGCCCGAGTTGCTTTGGCTTGTTTGGCAATATCCTGAAGCGCAGCCTCTTTTTTTGCTATTGCAGCAAAATGCGTAACGTATTCTGAACGTCCCGGCCCTTTTTCTTCTACTGGTGCCTCTTCTGTAACTACTTCTTCTGCAACTGTTTCTTGTTCTACTGCAACTTCTTGAGCAATTTCTGCATTTTCACTCATAATTTCTCCTACGTCGGCATAGCAGCTTGTTCACCCCCAGCGGCGGCGGCTGCTTCTTCCATAATCATTTCATCCGTCATTCCTGCGGGAGTTGCCCCGCTAGGCTCGGCTGGTTCTACTGGCCCGGCTTGCTGTGCTTGCTGCGGGGCCATTGCCGCCATAGCTTGCTGCTGCGCGGCTTGCTGCATTTGCGTAATTAAATTGATGCACTCCTCAATATATCGCCGGAGTAAATCAAGCCGTTCTTCAGGCACTTTATTAATTTTTGCTCGAAGATACGCTGATTGCATAAGTTTAATACTGAGCTCTAGGTTACTAAACGGCTCAGGCGGAATGTACTCACCCTTTTCAAGCATCTGCTCAATAAGCATATTAACGTCATCGCGTGCGGCTGTTGCCATGCTGTTAACTGCCTCAATATCTGGATAATCAAGCAAACCTCGAGATTCTTCCTGGCTAAGCATCCCAGCCTGAAGCATCTCAATAACTTTTTGCAGCTTAGCGGCAGGCGTTGTAGGCAGCAAAGAGGTCGGATAAATCTTCATGACATACTGGTCTTCTTCCAGGTTAATGTCTTTCCACTTTATCTTCTCAATGTTTTTATCGCCGTGGCTAATAACCTCGTAGGCATCACCCCTTGCAGCAACCTCACGCGCCAAATCAATCATCTGACGCGCCGCATCTAAAAATGTTTTCTCGTATTGCTGCGCCGTAATCATAAAACGCTCAGTCTCAATGTCTTGAAACTCACGAAGAGCTACGCCGGACTCTAGGCCAGCAGGCTTTCTTGACTGTGCAGCGAGCTGAGAAACGCCAGTAATTTCATAGGCACGATTAAATAACCGGTCTAAGTGACTAAAAATTTCACCCGAAACTGTTCGAGGAACAAAAAACTGCGGCGGCGTACCCCTGTACTCAATAACACCCCAAGTCTCATTGTTTAAATGAGCTTTGGCAATTTTAGAACCCGCCTCAACAAAAACCTTTGGCTTTGCCAGGTGCATCTGTTCCTGGATATTAAACAGCAATTTATTAATTTCCAGTTGTATGCCGGTTAATTGTTCAGCGAGCCCCTGCCCGTAGAAGCCGAGAAGACGTTCAGTCCATCGGATAAACACGAACGGAAAGTAATCGCGCTCATACGGTTCGTCGAACAGCGTAGCGCCATCAATGCAAATAACGTGGCGTCCGTCTCCGGCTCCCTCACCACTAGGTAAGTGCCAAGCTTCGATGCACACGATCTGGTTCGATTCATCATAGCCTCTTCCGTCATCTTCTGGAGCAGGAGCTGCATAAATGGCATCTCGATGCTCCGGGTAAAGATTGTTTAACACGTCGCGGTCAACGTATTTGACTTGGAAAAGTTGGCGAGGATTGCCGTAAACGGACTCTCTATCATCTACAACAAGCTCGTTTGGAAAAATGCGCTCGACTTTAATTTTACCGTCGTGCTCGTAAATCTTCATTGCACCAGTACCAAACACGCACGCATCAAGAAAAACCTTCGGCGCCACGTTATAAATACCAGTGGAATAAAACTGCCCGTCACAAAACCGCTCTAACAACTTGGCTTTGCGCTGCATTTTATAATCTCCACCGCTTGTTAAAAACGTAGCACGAGGGCGGTTTTTTGCAATCTTGGCGGTCACCGTGTCACACATTGACTGAACAACGTTTAGGGTTACTCTGTGACGCATTGCGGCGCTTTTCATTCTGGAATAATTCGAGCTAGATAATCCCGCACTGTAATAGTTACCGTAAAGCCGCAAGTGCTTTAAGTTGTAGTCTTCCCGATAGTCTTGGTCTTCTTTGACTGACTGAAATTTGCGGATAACGCTCTCATGAACGTCACTTTTTTCTGACCACCAGTAATCCATCATTATCCTCCAGAAGAGTAGAACAGAAGAGCTTCATCTGCTTCTTCGGTGCTAGGCGTAGTTTCGCGGTAATTCTCAGGAATAGCAAACCCTACCTCTGGTACAGGAGGAGGAAAAGTTACTGAGATTTTTCCGTTTGGCGTTTCATAAGTAATGTTTGTGGCGCCGATTAATTTCGCAAACTCAGCAGCTTCTTTTAGTTCATCATCCATTCAGGCGTACCCGTCCCTTCTTCGCTGGTGTCTTCAATTTTATCAGCAACTCCCGCCCAATATCTTTGCTCCCATTCCTTGTGAAACTCAGGGCTTCCCATCTGGGGCGGCAGTAATTCTTCTTCGTGAGTAAAGTGCTTAGACTCTCGCCAGGCGTACAGGCAGGCATCAGATAGGTGGTTGTCAAACCTACCATCTTCTTTGCGGCGGTCTTCGTCCCACTGTAGTAGACGCCATTCGTCTACTAAATCTGACAACTCATTTACTAAAATATTCCCAGAAGCTAAATCTGAGTTCATAAGCTCAATATAAGCGGCTTTGTTTCGTTTTTCTGCTGCCTTGATAGGCAAGGCCCAGCGCTGCCTAAACTCTTCCACGATGGATTTACCCAGGCCGCCGGTATCTGCCACGATAGACGTAAAGTTATACATCTCATTGTATTCTTGAATTTTTAAAGCAATTTCAGAAGGTAGCATCTTGGATTGTTTAAAGGCGTCCACCACGAAAAAATAAGGCAGTTCGGGGCTGTACGCGCCAACCACAAAAGCCGTGGCATCCTCGTATCCTAAATCCACACCTAAAATAAAATCAAAGTCGTACTCATGGTAGGGCACGTCATCGTAAAAATTCTTCTCTTCGGAGTATTTATAAACCAATGAATCTTCAGACCTAATCCATTGACCCCGCCACTCTCGAAGATAAACCGGGTTTGTGTCGTCCCATTTCTTCTGGCGCATACGCTTTTCAAGCCAGTCTTTGGCGTGAGGTATGTGCGGGTTGTCCATAATGGTCCAATGGTGGTTGCTGTAACCAAATGCAGGGTTTGTCGTTGCATGAAAAAACATGCCGCTACATGAAGCGTTTGGCGTACCAATCATTGCCAAAGTACCATTGTGGTCAATAAGCGCGGGCTCAAGAACTTCTTGAACTAGCTCTTCCATGTGAGCACCAAAACTCGCAGCTTCGTCCAGAATAACTAGACGGTAAGCCGACCCACGAAGCTTATCAATATCAGCCTCATCGTTTGCGCCTGTTAAGATTATCTGGCTGTTATTGGGCAGTGTCGCCACGAGCTCTGAGTTATTAAACCGCATTCCTATATGGTAACGCCGGTTTGCTCTTTTAAGCTCCATCCACATTAGGCGCTTAGCACTTGTGCGTGTAAGTGCGATGTAGGCCGACAATGAATCAGGATGTTTAGATGCTGTTTCAATTAAGTAGTAGCAACTAGCGTAAGTCTTGCCAGCTCGCCGGGAGCATAGGGCTGTTTTAAAAGAAGAAGGATCATTTATAAAGGCAAGCTGCTGCTCAAACAAGTCCTCTTGCCAACGATAACTGCGGTCTTTAGATGCAGCCGTATCCTCTTTAAGAGCATTGGCGTCACCAAAGCGCTTAACAAACTCCTTTAGAACCTGGCGAGAGGCGTATGACTCAGGCTGCTTTGGCATCCGTTACCTTTTTAGGCCGACCTTTTTTAGGGGCGGCTTTGCCTTTTGTTCGGCACCAAGAAATAGAACTCATTGGCAACCAATAAGAACCTTTCTTTTTATCGATGATACGGACCCCTAAAACGCCTTCTACTTTTTCAAAAGACAAGTCAAAGTGGTCGGAAGCCAAAAAGCTCTTATTTAAAACGCTTCTGGCTGACTCTGTGAGCTGTACTCCTACAATCTCCATTCTTCACTCTCAATCTTCTCCAAGCCTTCTGGTCTTTGGAGGTTTGGGACATAAAACAGATTATAGGGCTGCTTTAGGTCTTTGAATATAAAACTTTTATGACTACAGAGGATAGGTTCGCCCTTCTCGTGCTCAAAAAAGCCTAAAAGGGCCTTGCACAGCCCAAATTTTCGTAATGATTTCTTGGTGTAAGCAAAATGAACGATAAAACGATTATTTTTAGTCCGTACACCGCAAACCCAACCAAAAATTAAGTTTGGGTCTTCACTTGAGCACGCAATAACCGTAATCGAGTTTTCCATAAGGTTTTTTATGACCTCTCGATGGGATTTAAAAAAAAGAGGTTGATACTGGTCTTTATTTTGGACCCACCAAGCATCTAACCAGCTTTTATAGACAAAACTCGAATCCCCTTGGTCTGCTAGGCGAATATAGACCGGCAAACGCTCGTTATGCATCATCGGGTTGTATGGTGGCGCCGCTTCAATGGTCATTTATCGCCATCCTTTAATCTATCGCTTGTCATCTCGGCCAGCTTAATTAAATCCGCATCACTCATGGCGTCTAGGTCAGACTGCTCTTTAAGCTCTTTCTCGATACCAACAATCTGGGCCAATGAACGAGTCATTTGACCAAAGGAATGCACCTGTTGGCGGTCCAGGCCGCTGCTAGTGGTAGAAACCCTAAGATGGTGCCTTACTTCGGAATCAATCACCGCAAGGGCGTTTTCCATAATGCTGTGGAGACTCGGCATAACCCGAATATCGATTAGGTCTGCCTGACGCTTGTTTATCTGAACTCTGGACCCCTCGGTTTCAAGGTCTTGCTCAGCGAGTTCTAAAATTTCTCGGCGGTCTAGTTTTCCGCCCTTGGTCTTGCAAGCCTCGTCGTAACGGACTTCAAGGCTCTTCCCCATATAAATCTTCTTCGACATAAAAATTCCTGCAACATTTTAAAATTTTATCCGACAGTTCCTGACATAAAGAGAGTATAGTCCTGAGCTGAAGTAACAGTGGTGTTAGAGTTTAATCCCGTAAACCCAGAAGCAATAATAAGTTCGTAATGAGCAACGTTTCCTTTAATTTTAGCCAGTTGACCTGGCAAGGAGACAATGCCTCCGGCGGGCACAAACATATTGTCACGAGAAAAAAACTGGATACCAATGGTTCCGCCGTCATCTGTTTCATTTGTTCCAAAGTCAGTGGCTGAAATAGTAACGCGATCAGTCCCGCTTGATGCCGTTGCAAAGTCAGTAATTCTACCAAAATCGTTATTGTTAGCAGACTTGGCACCGTAAACATTAAGGTGGGTAGCCCCCTTGTCGCCACCGTCTTGGTAGTCGCCTTTTTGGAAGCCGTTGTCCACGGGTGTAGTAATTTGGTTATTACTAGCAAAAACACAGTTACCGATAGTGCTGCCGCTAAGGTCAGCAATTAGACGGTAGTATTGAATTAACAGCTCATTGTCTGAGCGGTTATGCAGAATAAATGTGTTTACCCTGGTTAAACCTTGAAGTGACAGGTTGTAATAATCAAAGGCGTTATACAGGGTACTGGTTGAGCCAACCGTCGTATTCGCCTCAAGCCGACCATCGACACGAACAACCTTTTCATCGGTCTGGGTTTGGGTAGCCTCGTTTAGAAACACATGAGGGCTTGAGTAGTCCGAAGATCTACTAGAAAGCGCCGAAACTACCGTTTTAACATATTCTGCCATGCCCCATCTCCTGTTGAGCAAAGGATACGCTGGACCCTGAATAAAAACAAGTGGACGGGGTTAGCCGGTCGGCCCACAGAGCTCGTTTTATTAAGCACATCCCCCGTGGCGATTTATTAAATAAATATAAAGGTAGAATCAACAACGCATTGCGTCAAATGCACTTTGGGGGGAGTGAGTGTGAGGGTAATTAATAAAAAAGGGAAAAGCCCGGCGCGGGGGCACCCCCCCCATCCGAATTGACTTCGGAAAGTACGCCGCAACGCCGCACAAAAAACAATGATTTTTTACTTATTCAGGTCAATAGGTTGCGCCCGTTTGACTTATTCGGTTGCGGTAGACCTCTACAGAATAAACGACGGGTGACCATGCCGGGAAGGTGCTACCTTGTTGCTTTGAGGGGTGTCGGAAATGCCCTATTTTACCGAATCACGCCCACCGAAGGACCTTCGGCGCCTATAAGCTCTTGTGGCGCCGACCACGCACAAACCACGCACCAGCCACGGAAAAATAACGTCACAGGTCTCGAGGGCTCGAGCGTAGCATCTAGCGCGCGCGTTTTATGCGTGCGGCGTCGAAAATAGATAAAAATCTATCAAAATAGATAAAAATCTACCACCCGCTCTTCGGCTAGCAATAAATAACCAGTAGTGGCGCCGATAAATGCACCAGAACAACAGAGGATAGCTTGTAAGGGGATAAAATGAGCCAGGAACACCACAGGCGGAGTCGGATTAATGCTGTGATGTACCTGACTCCGAAGT